CCCCAGTTTACGCAAAATAGTCCGTTGGAACTTGCTCGTACCATTTTAAATAATAATGTCATGACAGTTTTGAAGGCTGATGTTGACAGTAAGGGTAAGCAGAAGATGGATGCTAGGCTCATTATAGGCACTTCCAATGAGAAAAGCCTGATGGCCAAGTTATATTCAATCGAGCCAGCATCTGTTTTGCGCAGGTGGGATTGCATTGTTACTGTTACAGTGAGGCCTGAATATTTGATACCGGGGACCAAGATGCTTGATCCAGCCAAGATTGATACCTCAATATATCAAGATAAGTGGTTATTCGATGTTGAGTCAGCTCATGCCGTCACCCGTCCTGGTGGCAAAAGCGTGAGTTACAAACCACGCTTGGATGAGGATGGTAATAGCATGATGGGTGTTAGTCAGAGTAAGCTCTTTGAGTTTATTAAGTGGGACTCTTTGCAACAGAGGGTGCGTCAAGAGGCACTTGTTGCTAGCAACGATGATGTTTATACTCACAAGTTGTGTCCTCATGGAAATTTACCCAAGATTTGTTCACCTTGCAATGTTGACATACAACCAGAAAGTTTTAGAACCGCCATTTCTAGTGTTATGCCTAAGATTGGTTTCCCCGAGATGGCATACTACAACGAAAAGTGGTTGCGCATCTATCAGTACCTGTCACAAGTATTTGTTCTTGACCAGATTCTTATTCTGTGTCAAGGATATTTGAAAGATCAGGTTTCCAAGATTTGGTGGAATATAGTCAAACTTAGCATTTTTGCTTGGTCTATTGTTTTTCTACTAGTCTTTTATATCACGCGCTGTTATTGGATTGGTGTGACTGTGAGTTCTGCTTGTGCATTTTTCGTCTTTATGTTTATGTGCGCGACTCATGCCCATTGTATTTATGTACAGGGGTGTGATATAGCCCTTAGTGTTACACGCACGGCAAATACATTCAAGCTGGCAGCATTGTTTGGTTGCTTCATTTCCATTCTTGCGAGCATTAAAGTGTGGTACAGATGGTCAGGTCTTGCAACACAAAGTGATCGAGTTGAACCAATGAAACCTGATGCCATTTTCAAGATCAACAGATGGCCTAAGGCAGTCCGCAATATTGTGGAGGTTGGTCATCAATGTGCTACATCCACTAAGAACCAAGTACAAGCAGCGATTGTCAATTCAATTGCACATGTCACCTTTCACCTTAAGGACATTAACAGTGGGAAAGAATTTCTTGAGCACTGTAACATCTTCCCCCTTAGGGGCCATTATTGGCTCTGTAATTGGCATGTCTTGCAGCATGATATTATTAAGATATCTGGAATTCGTCTACCTACCACTACGGGCCCTGCTAAGAGGAGTTTTTCATGTGAGATAGTGCAAAAGGCTAGAATCGTTTCAACGTCATATGATTCCAATGACTTGGGTGTTTTTATGATGTACGGGGCTGGTACTCAAGCTGATTTCACATATCTTCTACCCAATAGTTATCCTAAAGGGCACAAGGCGTGTCGTTGGATATATAGGAATTCTAGCGGTGTGATCGAAAGTCAGGACATTAATGTTACGCTGGAAGAGGTCAATGATGTCAAAGACATTGGTAAGTATTGGGGTGCCAAATTTGTATCTGACAAACCTACGGCTAAAGGTCAGTGCATGGCACCAATGATGTCTCTTGACACTCCTCACTATTTAGTCGCTTTCCATAGTGCAGGAGACACAGGTAAATATGTGGGTCGTGGTCATTGTTTGTTGCGATCAGAGATCATTGCCACCATTGAGAGTATGCCTGATAGTGTTTTAAAGTTCGAGGCCGCCAGCAAGCGCGAGCTTTGTACGGGGCCTTTTTCCATTGTTGGTGATCCACACCGTAAGTCACCTTTTAACTTTATGGATGTAGCCACCTTTGATTCTTATGGCACTCATAATGGCCATAGGAAATTCTATAAGTCTTTAGTTTCAGATAGGCCCATAAGCTTGCATGTAGCTGATATCTTAGGCTTGAAGAAGATGCATGGACCTAATTCGACAATAAGTACATACGAACCGTGGCGAACTGGACTCATAGATATGGGTACACCATTGTTTGTTCCTCATGCACTTTTGGAATTGGCTATGAGTGATTTTCTGCGCAAGATCGACCATATCCTAGACAAATCACCCGAACTCTTCGAAACAGTTCATCCACTACCATGGACTAATTCTTGGGCTGGTGCGGATGGTTGTTATGGCGTTGATTCTATGCCTTTGTCCACTAGCGCTGGTTGGCCGTATAATAAACCTAAGAGCGCTTTCATTGATAGATCAAACGTTCCTGTTGACAATGTTTCTGAACCTTTTGTTGTTCCTGATGACATACAAAATAAGGTTTCAGAGTGTGAACAAAGTTATCAGAATGGCGAACGGTGCATGTTTGTTGCGCGTGTGAGTCTTAAAGATGAAGCTGTCAAGTTGACTTCTACTAAGCCGGCCCGCCTTATAGCGGGTGCAAGTATGATCCAGACTGTGATTATGAGGAAATACTATTTGCCCATATTCAAGTTTATAATGGAAAACGCTTTTGACTTTGAGTGTGCTGTTGGCATCAATGCTGCTGGGTCGCATTGGAATAAGCTTGTGGGAGTGCTCGACACTTTTGGTAAGAATCGTATTATCGCAGGAGACTATGCTAAGTTCGATAAGACTATGGTCAATACGATTCTCTTCATGTGTTTTAAGATACTCATTCATATAGCTGAAAAGGCTAGCTACAACGAGACCCAACTGCGTATCATGCGTGGAATTGCCACTGATATTTGTGAACCAGTTTATGAATACAATGGCGAATACATTGGTGCTTTCTGTGGTAATCCCTCTGGACACCCGGGTACTGTTTTCATTAACAATTTGGCTGGGTCTCTTTACATGAGAGTTGCGTATTATGAGATATATGGTAAGAAGCCTCCTGGAGATTTTTGCGACAACATAAAACTCATATGTTATGGTGATGACAACATCATGACTGTGAGTGATAAGGCGTCCAAATTTCATCACACAAACATACAGAAGGCCCTTGCGCCTTTTGGTGTTAGATACACCATGGCTGACAAGGAAGCTGAGTCCGTTCCTTATATAAATCTTGAAGATGCCACTTTTTTGAAGAGAGGTTTCAGGTTTGATGATGAGGTTGGTGCTTATATGGCACCATTGGCTGAGTTGTCCATTTCTAAGTCGCTTCACGTTGGTATACCTAGCAAGGAGTTATCACCTGAGCAGGCCAGTGTTGAAGTTATTTTTGGGGCTTTGCGTGAGTGGTTTCAATATGGTCGTGACGTGTTTGGAGTGAGACGCGACCAGTTGAACCAGGTTGTTGCTGCTGCAGATCTGCAGGCCTGGATGCCCTCACCTCTTCCTACGTACGAATCGTACCTCGACGATTATCGTACAGATAGAGACGAGCTTGACAGTACATGGCTCGATTCTAAACTCACTTAGAGGAGGTTGGTCTCCTTAACGGACCGGCCGCACCCATGCGGCTTCGCTAAAAATGGGATGGTACATCTGGTTACCAATGTAAT